GTATCTAATGCTTCATTTAGTAGTAAATCACTATCTTCATCTGAAATGCTCTTAGAAGCCATCATTTCAAGCTCTGTGCTAAAATCATCATCTTCTTTTATTCCAGTTTGTTCTTCAATAGCTTCTTCACCTTCAATATTCTCTAAATCCATAAACTCAAGTGGTTCAATGGTTTTAAAGTAAAGATTTAAACTAATATCATTTACTGCTAATATTGCATCTAAGCTATCAATTAAAAGGTTCTGGTATGGTTGTATTACTACGTTATTAAAAAGTCGTGAAGCGTTCTCTATTTCATCAGCATTAGAAGAAAAACCATTAGCTGAAGATAAACCTAATAATAATGGTGAAGTAACTCTATGTGTTAACATAATTTTTCTTGAACATTCTTCACTTAAATATTCGTAATGTGCTGGCGCATCTGTTAAACTTACATCATCAATAGTTGTTTTAGATTCTGCATTATTATTAAATGCTACAATTACTTTTTCTCCGTAACTTCCAGTAAGTTTTTGCATTACATCATTCTTAATAGCAAGTTGTTTTTCCCTATCTGGTACACCATTGTTAAAATTCACAACTTTTGTACCACTAAAACCATTCTGAGTATCATTAATTAAGAAACAAGCAATTTCATCTTCTAATGTAGCATACGCTGTATTGTAATCTGCTGGAGAATAGTAGTAATATCCAGTAACATATCTTTTAATAATATATATTTCGTTTTGTGCGCCACTACCAAAAACAGGAAACTTTTTTAATTTAGTATTTCTACTAACTTTTGTCCAATCTGGAGAATAATAATAATTTTTAATTTCTCCTTTATCATTCATTTTTTCAGCTCTTAACGTTTCTCTTGGAAAATGTGTTATTGCTGATATTTTATTTCCATTATAAGTAATCTGGAAACTTGCTTCACCTAATAATTTTAGATCTTGGCAAACATTTCTTAAATCGTGTGGTTTTACTAAACCCCTCATTTGTGCATACTGTTCTGGTTTTTTATTAGAATCAGTTGCATCTAATCCTTTTCCGTATATTTGATTAACAATACCATTAATTACAGCATTGTTTGTTGTACTATCCATATAGGCATCAATAAGACCTTGATAATAGTCGTTATTTTCACCTATTGAAACATAGTTTTTATTACGTTCTTCTGTAATAGTAGGTCTTTCGTATTGATTAAGTTGTATTAAGTGCAAGTTATCCATAATATACAAAGTTGTTATCGCCTGTACTTTGCTCTATATAAACACCATTTGAGATTTGGTAATCTGATAGAGTTTGGTTAGTACAGTACATTTTATCTTTAAAAATTATTGTGTTATCCGTAGTATTTGTGATTGTAATAGTATAATAGTTATTTTCTTTTAATATTGTAGGAGTTCCAACTTCTTCAACAAGAATATATTGGTAATAATAATCTAATTCAGTAATACTCATATTGCTATCTGTAAAAATAATTTTATTTTGTGCCTCAGATTTAATATCAATTTTATATGTTTTAACCATATTAGGATAGGGTATTATTGCCTCTCTTGGTATGAAGTTAATGTTTTTTGCTCCAATTACTGGGTGTATCTGCATATTTTAAAATAAAAAAGGGAAGGTTAATCACTTCCTTCCCTCCAATCAAACATATATTATGAATCACACAATTATTTAATCGCGTATTTTTTAACTATTAGTTCCTAAAACTATTGTTGCACCTTCAAATGCATCTCCAACAAAAGGGTCACCAGCTACAGCACCAGCAATAAAGTTCGCTGGAGTAAGCTCTTGACCGCTTAGTGTTAAGGTATAACCGCTTAAATCTCCAAATGCAGTTCCAGTAGCTATACTTCCACCAGTTACAGACATTCCGTGTTCTAATCCAGCCAACATACAGTTTCCGTTTCTATCTTCTACCACAATATGTGGTCTTCCGTAAGCCATAAGTTTTACTTCCTTATTATCTTCTTTTGATAATTTAGGTAGTGTTAATGTTAATGTTTCTTCAAAAAATGTTGTACCATTCTCAGTTGAGGATGTAATAGCAGTTTCCAAACTATTTGTTCCTTTTAAATCATATTGAAAAGCGTTAAATGTTCCACTTAGTCCAGTAATTTCATCATCTGCTTTTGTTACAGTTCCTAAATCTCCAAAGTCGATAAAGTAAACTCTAACAATACCACCGATTACATCCTTACAGGGAACTTTTCGCCCTCTTGTTAAATCGCAAGACATATTGTTTTTTTAAATTAAGGGAGCATTTCAACTCCCTTGTTATTATTTAATTCTTAAACGTGGTAAAGAACGATATCAGAACCAATCCCGTAATTTACAGCACTTGTATACCTCATAACAACTCTTACGTTTTGAGAGCCATCTAAGTCAGACATATCAAGAACTTTTACTTCGTTCATATCGTTTAATAAACCAGTACCAAAGTAAAGATTACTTTTTTGAGCAGCCATTGCTGTATTGTCATTAAGACCATTAGCAACGAATAATTTAACACCATCAAAAGAAAGTGCGCCATCACCGTACCACATATGTGATTGTGCATTTACACCACTATTAGTAGCAGCAAATCCACCTAAAGCTCTTACATAAGCTCTTGCAATGTTTTGTGAAATATAAATATGTACATCTTCTTTTCCGTAAAGTGAAGAAGGTATTGCATCAACAATTTTTCCTAATTCACCAACAACTGTAGCAGCATCAACAGCAGCTCCAGCAACATCAATTACATCTGTATCAGCAAGTGCTAAAGTAGCTAAACCATCAAATTCTCCAGCATTAGTATCAACACCTTCCCAAATGTTTTTCTCAGTTTTTTCAGCAACTAAACCAGCAACGTGTCCAATAATAAAATCAGAGAATTTTGGTGGTAAGTTGTCAAAAGCAGAATATCCCATCTGAGCAGCTTCCCAATCAGATACGAAATCTTTTTTACAAAACTCAAGATTTACTTGAAATTCTTTAGGTTGTAATAATCTTTCAGTTAGTGTTACTTGTCCAGCAGTTCCAGTAAAATCACAAGATGCATCTCCTATAATAGATGAAGCAGTTGTAACTTTCTTCATTGTTGACTTATATTTTATGTTTGGCATTACTTCAATGCCTCCTTTGTCAATTGTATTAGCACTTAATAAAGCTGCACTTAGGTATTTCCCAGCGAACTCTCCAGCATAAGTGGAAGTAATTGGTGTATTTAAACTATTTGCCATTTTTTTTTATTTATTAATTATTGTTAAAAATTTTATCAAAAACCCTATCTTTCGTTGTTTTAATTCTGTTTTCAGAAATTTTAAAGTTTATTTTATTATCAACTTCAGCTTCAGGATTATGTTTTACAGGTAATGGAGCAACAGCAGAAAGTTCTTCTTTTTGATCTTCTATTACTTCTTCCTTCATTTCTTCTTTGTTACCCATTTTGTCCTCTATCATCGCTTTAATTTCTTCAACAGCAGATGTAAATTCTTCTTTAGTAACGTATTTCATTTCTTCTTTTTCTTCTTCTTCTAATTCAGTTTCTTCAACTTCTTTAGAATCATCAGATAATTCTTCTTCAACTACTTCTTCTTCAGTAGCATCTTTAATACTGTCAATTAAACCTTCTTCAGTAATAACTAAAATTTTGCCATCTTCTAATTTATATTCACCAATAGGTAAAGCAACTTGCTCATCATCGGTTTTTATAAATATAGATTTTCCAGCTTCAAAAGATTCTGCAACAAGTACAGTACCATTTTCTAATTTCATTTCAGCCATTTCTATTTTATTTTCAGAAAGATTAACTTTTTCACCAACAATATTTTTTATCTTGTTTAGTATTTCGTTTGCTTTCATAATTTGAGTATATATACTATAAACGATTTAAAACCTTTACTGTTATATTTTTTTGCAACTTTTTTTTATACTTTACCAATTCCTTGTGCTTGTAAACTTCCATCACAACATTTATTACTGTATTTTTTACCATCTGCACATAAGCAACCACGCTTTGTATTTTTAGGTGATGTATTACTTGGTGTTTTAAATCTTTTACTTTTCATATTTTTTATTTTATTGGTACACAATTAGGAACTTTCTTGCCATTCTTAATTTTAAATCCTATCATTTCATAACCAGCATAACAAGGTTTTTTCATTTCGTGTTTTTCGCAAGGCATATACCATTCTTTACCTTCAAATTCGTGTATATGGAAACCTTCGCATCCAATATTTTCTGCCATTTGTTCTGCTTTCTCTTGTGTGCTATAAGCTAACCTATCATCAATAATAGCAAATGATTTATCTACTACCATAGATGATAAATTAATTTCACCTAGCTTTTTAAGTTTGCTTTCACTCCAACGTAAACCAGCTTTACCACCCCATAATAAATAAGAGATAGTTCCACACGCCTCTTTGTCGCCCTCATCATAATACTCTTGCGCCCTTGACAAGTAACTGTACATTCTTTTTAAAGTTTCTACACTTATATTTTCTTTTTGTGCTAATTGTTGTGCGCGTATTTTACCAACTTGTGTTGCACATTTATTATTTACTTTTTCATTTAGTTCAATACCTCTTTTTGCATTGTTACTAACCGCATCTGGATAATCGTTAAATGTTTCTAATTCTGTTCTTTTACCCGATTTTGTTCTTTTATCTTTTTTAATTAATGCTTTAATATTATTTAGCATATATTCA